CATAGCCTAGTTGCTCCGTACCATCAAGATATAGCTTATATGTGGCTGTATTCTCATTTGTGGCAAGTACTTGTAATATATTACCAACCTCAAGCGTTACCTCTAATTCAAATGAATCTACATAGTCCAACTGATAAGCCAAAGTACAACGTGAACATGAATCGATATTTAGCTTTAAGGCTACGTCTTTCATCAATATTCCATCCATTGCGTCTGGTAGTCTATACCCTTGTTCACCTTCGCTTGATTCTATACCCATGTGCGGAATGTCGTACTTAGTATGACTAAACGCCACATTTGAACCCATGAAGTAGTGCGAATCAGCAATAACTTGCTTTAACTCGGCATAAATCGGATAAAGAACATTTGCAAAGTTGTTATCGTATCGGTGTGAAAGTTTATCAGTTTTACCCGCTAAATTGACTATTACAATATCTACCTTTATACTATCTACGTTCAAATATTCATAGACTTCAGGAAACCTCTGTATAAGGCAAACCAAAGGATAACGACTATTTTTGGTTTCAGGGCTTTTTGAATCAGCGATTAACTGCTCCAATATTTCAAGCCATGTACCAAACTTGTACTTAACATACGGAATACTAGGCAAATCGTCATCACTCGATAAGTTTGCGCTAACTTTCGATACCAATGCTTTAAATACATTTGGCACGTTGTATGGTTCGTATGTGTAAGTCCTAGCCATTAAATACCTAGAATGTTTTGTTTAACGTAGTACGGAGTGGATATACTTGTAATATCCTTGTAAGTCGGGTAATCCGCTTCGTTTACGATAAGAAATTCATGCATTACGCTATTCAAATCCACCATGTCATTCCATGCCTTAGCTATCTTGTAAGTCGGTGTGAAGTCAGCCATATTCTCAGACTTAGTTCGCTTTTCGCCTAAGCTAGTCGTTTGACTTACGGCGTTTCGGATGTACTGAGTGTAGATGTAATTCGCAATTGCGCTTTGACCTACATTTTTCCACCCTGGCCAATAGTTCAAATCTCCTAAGCTATCGGTATACTCTTTGCCGTTTATCAAGTCATAAATCACTCCGCTTGTATCTGCAGGTGGTTCTATGGCCTCAATAACCAATTTGGCAAGTTCATAACCTAGTAATTCACTAAGGAATTTAGCCTCATACTTTTGGATAAACAAATCCAACTCCTCACCCTCAGGATTTGAAGGTGCAGAGTTTGGAATTGAGATTTCGCCTACAAAATAACTCGATGTGATTATAGTAGCCATCAGTTTGTTTACTTGCTAAATGGTAAGTTTTTAGGACTTGAAATACGTAGCGTTTGAGTACCACTAGGAATACAACGTAAACGTGTATATAGCCAACGGCCACCCACATTTTCATGATTCGCTGAGTAAACTAATTTACCACCGCCAGCGTTTGAACTCATTACATATATTCGCTCTGTAGTAGGTGTAAAGGTTAATGTATCGCAATTGCGGCCATCAGTACCAGCACAACCTGTAAGTCCGTACCATGTTACACCATCCATACTACCTTCTTGAACTATTGTAACCGTTGCAGGTGTTCCTGTTAAGGTCTTAGCCGTGAAGTAGTGCATATAATTTCCTACAGAACTAGAGTTTAAAGCACCTGTTTTGGTGATAAAGAACTTAGCTGTGGTATTGGTCAAGGTATCGAATGTGTTAGATGTAATGTTGCTAATTGCACCACCAGTACTAGCACTATACAAAGATACTTGGCCTATCGCTTGTTCGTTGCAACTCACTGCGATAATCGTGAGTAATACTAGAATGATTCTTTTCATTTTACTTTTTTGATTTTACTTTTTTAGGTTTAGTTACCTTTTCTTCCACCTCAGAAATGATAATCTCAGGTTCACTAGCTTTTATTTCGGCTATCGGTTCAAGCGATTCACCTTCATACGTTGCCCATCCTTGAGAAACCATTTTACCAGCTAACCAATTATCGACTTCGATAGTTTGATTTGGCTTATGATATGGTGCTTTTGATGTTGTTACTATTTTGATTTTCATATACTAAGGTGTTTAGAATTAAGGAGTTACTACGGCCTCAAGTGCTGTTTTAGCGGTTGCAAAATCACCTTTCACAATTACTGGAACGTCATTTGCGCTCACAAATTGTACAAGGCGTGATTCAAGTAAAGCGGTTTTCTTGTTTTCGCTCCAGTCTGTACCATCTAAACCAATACGAAGGTTCATTGTTTCACGGAACAAAACATTAGCAGCTTTCAAGTCACCACCGATAAACTCACCAGCGGTTACGGCTGTAGTGCTTACTACCTTCATGCCAGCGATAGTCATTTCGCCTAACATATCAACGTAGTTTCTCCATAATGGTGTACCATCTGTAGCTTTTACGGCTTTCAAGGCTTGTACTGTACGTGGGTGGATAAAGATAGCATTTGGAATACCATTTGCAATTTCTACCTGAGTAGCTACAGCATTGATAACATCGAACTCATTTGGTGCTGTGATAGTGTTAGCAGAATCCCCAGCAGCAAAAGCAGTAGCCACATTGTCTAAACCATTAAGGTTTTCGCCTGTGTTATCACCGTTCAACAATTGGTCTTCGATTTTGATTTCCACACGCTTCATCATGTTATTGTAGATGTAGTTTACCAATTGAGGCAAATCGTCCATCATTTCGGTTGTAATACGTCCACGAACAGCGATTTTCTTTACCTTGGCATCTTTCTCTACATACTTAACTGAGATTAGTGTCTTAGTTGCACCCTCTGCAATGAAGATAGGTGTACCTTGTTCGTCGGTTTCTTCAACCCATAGAGCGCGGTCTGTAGTGATAGAACCTACAGAAACCTGAGCCAAGTAACGTGTTGCACGGTGGCGAATAGTAGATACGATACCAGTGTTTTGAGTGATAGTATTTGTAGTATCACCTGTGTAAATGGTAGTATCTAGGCCCATTGTCACGGCTGCTTTAATAGCAATGTTCAAAGGTTGAGTTTGTTTGTACCCTGCGGCCTTGATGGTTTTCAAATCTTCATTGTTAACCAATGCATCCATGATAGCCTCTTTCATTGTAGCGAACCCTTCTTGATTGTTTGCTACTTTGTTAGATTTCAATTTTGCAATGGTAGTTCCTTGCTCAAGTACTGCCTTGTAGGTTTTCTCAAGTTGGGCCTTCATTGTTCCTGTGGCTTCTTCAATAGCCTTTTGGATGGCCGCATCGGCTTCTTCTTTTGTGATCATGTTTGCCGTGGCTTCTTTGCTTGTTTGCTCAACTAAATCGATAAAATCGTTGTGAGCCTTGATTTCTTCTGCGCTGTACGGTGTGTTATCCGCTTTTAGTGCGCCTTCTTGTAATTTTTTCATTACTTTTTGATGTTTTTTTGAATGTTTAAAATAGTTTGCATTTTACCGAATGCGGTCGGTTGTGTTTGAGTGACATTAGTCGGCTCTATGGTCGTAGAAGTGTTATCAACGGCTTCTTTGATTTCTTGTACAGACTGAGTAGGTGTAGCAATGTTTGAACCTCTTACTACAGCACTACCTTCGATTATTTTGGCCTCAGTTACTACCCAAAAATAACCATTTACATCTTCTTTGTTTACTACTTGGTCAATGTACTTATCATAGGTTTCTTTCTCCTCTTTCCAGTATTTGTCTGTGCTATCGTAGGCTAAACTTATTTTGACATACTGCATCCCGACACTATGATTTTTCACCTTTCCATTGGAATACATTTTAAACATCATGTCGTTGTATTCATCTTTGACTATGGTAGAATCAAATATCAAGGCTTGGGTATTACCTTCATAATCAAAGCCTAAAGATTTCCAACTCAATGACTTAGTATAAGCGTTTACGTCATCACTTATTACTTTGTCGAACTTCATTTGGTGTTCTTGTAAAAGCATGAAGCCCTTTGATTCATTTAGGCTTTTCTTCCATAAATTAGGGATGTGGACATCACCATGAGAATCTAGTATGTTAGTCGTGTTTATCACCGACTTAACTAGAATCTTGTTTGTATCAAGTGTAGAAAGTACTGAGGCTTCTTTGTTGGCATCTTCTTTGCCTACTTCTAAATTTGGCAAATAGTAACTAACAGCATCAGCGTGCTTCAATGTAGCTTTTTTCATTGCGTACATCTTAGCCTTATCCCCTTTTAACTCCTTGTCAAAGAAGTTTAGAAATTCGGTTTTATTTGCAAATACTGGTATCATTTAGTTACTATTTGTTTAGTTTTGATTATTGTTTCCTTGTCCTTCACTATTTCCTTGATTTCCTTGGTTGTTAGTGCCATTTGTATTGATTTTAAAGGTTTGTTGTATCTCGATAGGTAGTTCGTAGAAATATAAGTTTGATAGGTTTGTAGGTGGTTCTTCGCCTAGTTTCAGCATCGCATTGCCGTATGTAATCAAGTTGCACACTAACTGCTTAGTAATTGATTCTACGTTGTTTTTGTGTGTTTCTGATTTGAGTTTCTGGTCATCTTGTAATACTGGTACATGGCTAAAGTCTACTTTGTAAATTACGCCGTTTTCTTGGGCGTTCATCATGTCGTTAAGTTGAGTTACAAAGTTATTCGCTTGTGGAATCGCTGAATCTTGGTATTGACTCTTTTTTGCCTCGTTCTTGTTGTTAAACTTGTTATCGTTAAATGTGGATAACAAAGAAGATTCAAAGCCGAATGCATCACAAAGTACACCTATATCATCTTTGGCAAACTCCAATAGTTGCAAATCCCTTACGTTCATTGACATAGGACTCCAACGCATAGCAATATTACTTATGATTAGCTGATATTGGTTGTTAAGTAGACCATATTTTGCATAATCCTTTTGTAATTGGTCTTTATCCTCTTTTGTAGCCCTAATTTGTCCTAAACTATCATTCTCAGGACTTAGAATACCCAATGCACCTCTTTTCTCTATTATAACTCCTCGGCTCTCATAGTTCTTGATTAGGTTGTTTATAGGGTACTTTAACGAATAAAGTTTGCTATTTGGGAATAACAAATCGCTTGTACTTGATGTTTCGCCTGTGAATAGATAAACGTCATCTTTATTTATCGGTATTCTCACTCCTGCATAGTTAAAATAGATACTATCTATCATTTCCATCAAGTCATCAACAAAAAGATATTTGTCGTTTTTCTTTATGTCAAGCATGTGCGGAGGTAATACCCATAACTCACTAGGTATTGCATCCATCCCATCAGGTACTATCTTAAGAATAAAGCACCACCCATACAAGTCTGTGTATAAATCTACTTGAGCTTGGAATTGTTTTAATGTTTGTATCGGATTTGGATATTCAAGTATTTTTAAGAACTCAGCACCTTCTATGCCTCTCAACTCCTTGCCGTTCATCTTAGTAGCTGACACAATGCCATTGGCGACAAATGAAGCCTTTTTGTTTAAGATGTAAGAAAGTGGTGGACATTCTCGGTAATACTTTTCAGCCTTATTACCGCCTACATATTCAAAGAACACATTTGAACCAAACACTTCAAAGAAGTTTTCACTATCGGCAATTACAGCCGTATTCTTGTCTAAAGGATTCTTTGTTCCAGAACCTAACACGGACTTAAACGCCTCGTATGCTAGCCCCGCCTTTAATAGTAAATTGCTCAACTTTGAATGTTTACGCTACAAAAATAATTATTATTTATTACATTTTGCAAAATATTTATTTTAAGGCTCATTTTAGGCTTAAAACTGCTTTTGGCGTGTATCTATCACGCCACCCCAATTTAAGTAAATTAGGCTGTTTTTTGTGTCTATTTCGGTAACTATGAACATATACTCTTGGTCTGCTCTTGTTGGGTTGCCTACTTGGATATAATTACCTTGCTTAAATTCTGTAATTGGGAGTTTGTTTAGCCTATCCTCAACAAATGACTGCCTATATGGCAATACGTCTTTGTGTACACGTGGGAAGCATTCATGACTAAAGATGAAATTCACATTACAAATATAGTTTATTTACCTAGTATAGTCTACCTTTTGCCATTAAAATATATCGCAATGCGTCCATTAAATGGTCGTTACCTTCTTCGGGTGTGTCTGTCGGGTTGCCGTTCTTATCTTTGGCCCAACAATAGTTAGTGTATTCAGTCCACCATTCACTACAATCTTCGGTTAGCATGACCTTGTACTCTTTTACCCTATTAACCCCCGCTTGAATTGACCCTGGTCCTTTAACAGCTGGCACAATATTAAAGCCTTGTAGTAGTTGTGGGTACTTTTCGGCGTAACCTTCGGGTAATTCATCTCTATTCCATCCTGAGCGCAATTGTGCTATACTTCTAGGCTCTGCACTATCAGCTACTATCAAATCGTTACTATTTAGCCCTAATTCGCATAATTTAACCCCTAAATCGAGCAAAGTCATGTATTGCTGGTAAATCAATTGGCGTGCATAAATCTTATTATTTCCTACCTTTATTTCATTTAGGGCCATTGGAGAGTTAGACCAACCAAAGTCAAGGCCATAATGTGAAGGGTATTCTATCTCATTGAATTGGTCATTTGTGATTCGTTCCCAATTCTTGTATATCTGACCGCTTCGCCCGCTTGAGCACAACCCTAGTATCTGAGTTAGATAGTAGTGTTTATCATAAAACGTACTTGCAGCATCACCATACGCATTGTATTTGTCTACTATGTGTTTAGGTAGGTGCGGATTATCTTCGTAGGTTGAGAAGATGTAAACAACGCCAGGAATGCTTTTAGGAA